TGATAGCTGTAACCAAAGGTGTAGATACAAAATTAGTTCCAGCGATTGTACAAGTAGTTTGTGTATTCTCGATTGTTGATGGTGTGATAGATGAAAAAGTTGGTCTTGTTTCTGTAGTTAAAGTGATAGATCCACCAAGGGCCACTGCTTGACCATTGATTGTAATTTGTCCTGAACCTTGTAATGCTGCGTTTGCAACTGTTTGAGAACCTGTAAAAGTATCTCCACTATCCCCTAGTGTAACAGTTGTTCCTGATCGTGGACTTATTTTATTTACTTTTACTTCACTCATTATGTTATGATACTCCTAATATATTCCCAATTCCAGTTATCTTTTTCAATATCTGATAATCTTATTTCAGTCCATTCAGGGCCAAAAGTTTGTGTAAAAGGCTCACCAGCTATAAAAGTATCTTCTGTCCAAGCTGATTTATAATACATAACACTAGGCACTGAACTAGGTGATTTGTTCATGTCATTAATATAGCCATTTCTTATTGTCTCTGCAGCCTCATCTGGCCCCCACGGAACAAGAACTACGTCATCTGCAGCACTATCTATTAAAGATTGTGCATCACCATATATATTATGAAATAAATATAATTTATCTAAATCTACTGCCATAATTAACTTGCTGTTATACTTAACCTTCTAGCTGTTCCAGCACCACCACTTCCACCATGTCCTCCTGGACAAGCTGTACCACAGGATCCAGTTCTTGATCCTCCAGTTCCACCATTTGCTGTAAAAGTACCAGAAAAACTATCTGATCCATAAAAAACTGTTACTGATCCACCACCCGATGCGCCTCCGCCACAAGTTCCAACTGAACCATCTTGATTAGAATATCCAACTCTTGTTCCACCATTAACACCATTACAAGTAATTGATCCACTACCAGAAAATGTGCCTGTACAATAAATAACTAATACACCACCTGTGCCATCTATATTTCCTTGATCACCAGAACCAGTTCCATTTGCAGATCCACCAGGATTTCCAGCTCCGCCAAAAGTACCTGAACTTTGATTAGCCGTACCTGCATTACCTCCAGCACCTCCATTTGCTTCTGCGGCTGCACTACTAGCAGAACCATTTGACCAAACTCCACCAGATGCTGCTCCACCTGAAAAACAAGTACCTGCAGCTCCTGCACCTGAACTAGTTGTTCCTGCTCCATTATTATTTCTTACTCCACCTGAACCGCCTCCGCCAGTTCCCCCCGCAGTACCAGCCGTTCCAGTATTTCCAGATCCACTTGCATTTGTAATTGACTTTGCTGCTGCACCTGCGCCACCTGTTGCAGGAATTTGCGGATTAGAAACTGATGAATAAGTTCCATCAGAAATTAATTTAATATTTGCTGCAGTTACATTTCCATCATCAGAGGTATGATTAGCACCTCTTGCTGACATGGATACTCCACCATTACAAGTAAAATTTCCGTTTACATAAATACAGGTAAATAATTTTCTGTTTGAAGGTATGATAGTCTGACCAGCATTTATTGTTAAATCTCCATTGATATAAATTAATGAAG